CGGCCAGTGGGTAAAACCAGACGCAAGCTGCTGCGCCGACTCAGCCGCCTGAACTCTCAGAACCTCACGCTGCAGGAGCGGCTGGAAGAAGCCGAGAAGAAACTGCGCGAAGGTGGCACCAAGCCATCGGCAGAACCTGCTTCCGCAGCCAAACCGAATCCCAAGGACTTCCGCGACTACGAGGATTACGTCGAGGCGCTTGCTGATTGGAAAATCAAGCAGCGCGACAACGAGCGAGCGCAGGCCGCTCAAAACGAATACATCAAGTCGATCTTTGATGACTACAACCAGCAGGTAGAAACCGCACGCGAAACCCATGATGACTTCGATGAAGTTGTGGGTACAGCTGCGCAGGTGCCCATGATCGCTATCAACGCGATGTACGAAATGGATAACGGCGCAGAGGTTGCGTACTTCCTGGGTCAGCATGCCGACGTGCGGGCCGAATTGCTGGAGTGGAATCAACCCGGCTTCAGGGGTGGCGTTCGCAAGATGCTCGCCCGCCTCGACGCAATCTCGGAGCAACTAGGCAAGTCCCAACCTTCTTCACGCAGCAATGGCTCTTCCGGTAAACCGCGGCCTGCGACCACTGCCCCCGCCCCGATCAGGCCGGTAGGCAGTGCGTCCTCGACCAGATCGACCGCGAATCCCGGTGAAATGTCCTACGCAGACTACAAGAAGTGGCATGCGCGGAAGTATCCCGATTCCCGGTAGCCGATCTAGAAACCGGACAACTTAGATGGCCAATGCCCTTCTGACTATTCAGATGATCACGCGGGAAGCCTTGCGTGTGCTCGAAAATAGTCTGACCTTCACCAAGCAGATCGAGCGTCAGTACGATGACAAGTATGCCATCGCGGGCGCAAAAATCGGCACCACCCTTAACGTCAGAAAACCGCCCCGCTATGCCGGTCGTAGTGGGCAGGCACTTGCCATTGAAGATGCGACCGAAACCAGCGTCCCGTTGGTACTCAGCAATCAGAGAGGCGTGGACATTGCGTTCACCTCGCAAGACCTCACCTTGTCTATCGATGACTTCTCAAAGCGTTTTCTGAAGCCAGCCGTTGCTGCAGTTGCCAACATGGTTGACGTCGATGGCACGGCTTTAACTACCCAGGTCTGGAACATGGTGGGCACTCCAGGTGCCTTCCCTGCTACCGCTTTGCTCTACCTGCAGGCAGGACAACGGCTGAACGAAGAGGCCTGCCCGGTCGATGACCGCAAGCTGGTCATGGGGCCGGGATTCGTTCCGCCTATCGTGGATGCGTTGAAGGGACTGTTTCAAAGTTCCGAGCGGATTGCCGAGCAGTACGAAAAAGGCATGATGGGAGTTGGGCTTGGGTTCAAGTGGTTTATGGATCAGAACATGCGAACCCAGATAGCCGGTGCCGGTGGCGCTTTCACGGTTGCCGGTGCCGGCCAGACCGGATCAACTCTTTTGGTGGCAGCGTTGCCCGGTGGCTTGAATAAGGGTGACGTATTTACGATTGCGGGCGTCAACGCCGTCAATCCACAAAACCACCTGTCTACCGGAGCTCCGCGGCAGTTTGTGGTAACCGCTACTGCGATTGCCGGTGCTACCTCGATTTCCATTGCACCTCCAATCCAGGTCTATGGCACAGTAGCTCCGTTTAATCCGTTTGCTACCGTGACCGCATTGCCGGGTGCCGGGGCTACCTGCACTCCAGCATTCACTGCAGCCCAGTCATCTGGTCAGGCCTGCGCTTTCCATCCTGAAGCCTTTGCCATGGCCTGCGCCGACTTGCTGCTGCCGGGTGGAGTAGACATGGCGGCACGGGTGAACGACGACCAGCTTGGCCTGAGCATCCGCGCCATCCGCGCCTACGACATTAACCAGGACAGGTTCCCCACCAGGTTAGACATCCTGTATGGCTTTTGCATGCTGTATGGCGAGATGGCCTGCCGCATTGCGGGCGCGTAATCAGGCTTCCTTCACCGGGCGCATCCTCCCTTGCTGATAGCCAGCGGTGCGCCCGTTTTTTCACCTCAAAAGGAGAGTAGGCATGGCAGGAAAAACAGGAATGGCGGTCTTGTACACACCCACCGCGGAGCAGGCAGCTAACTTCAATAACTATAGCCGGCAGATTGCAGCCGTAATCACGTCATGGGATGAGGAAAGCGAGAAAGCTGCACTCGTTCTCTTTGTTCCCGGTGCCAGTTTCGTGACTGCTCTCAATGGCGTTATCGAGGGCGTCGATCCTGGTGAGTTCCAGCAATTTGCAACCGATGTGGCGAAGTCCTCCGGTCAGGGTGCCGCCCAGCACAAGGCCAAAGTCTAACCAGTTCAAACAATTCCTCGAGGAGGTAACAAGAATGCCGCTCGATATCCAGCATAGTCAGAAGTCCGATCCCAAGGCCGCGTCCAAGGCCATCACCGCAACGCCGGGAACCATCGTTCAATACCAACCCACAGTCAGCGAGTCGTCCATGTCAAATGTGCCGATAGTGGCTATAGTGACCGCGGTTGACGAGGAACTCAGCACTGCCAGCCTGCTGCTCTTTGATGACGGCAAAGACTTTGTCGTCAGCAAGCGCGGCGTGTCCGAAGGCGACGAGGATGGCCAGTTTCTGGCGCTTGGCCAATTATCTCTGACCCAGAAGGCCACGGCGGAACAAAAGAAGGCCGAAGCAAAGGCTGAAGTCGAGAGGCAAAAAGCCCAGGCTGAACAACAAAAGGCCGATGAGCAGGCCAGGGCTGCGGCAGCAAAAAAGGTGGCGTGATGCCTTACGAGTACCAGGAATTTCCCAAGTGGAAGTACCACCCAGACCGCGAACCGATCATGGTCGATGACGCGCAGCAGGAAACCGACCTTGGCCCTGATTGGTTCGACCGGCCTGATCAGGCCAGGGAAGCGTTGGCCAGGCTGCGGGAAGCGCTGCTGAAGAAGAAGGCAGTATGACCGGCAACGATGTAATCACTGCCGCCCTGCTGCGCATCAACGCCACCTCGCCGGGTGAGAACCCGAGCGCAGCAGAAGCCGCAACTGCGCTTGTGACCCTGAACGACATGCTGGATGCATGGCAGATCGAGCGCTTGATGATCTACTGCATCCAGCGGCTGCTGTTCTCACTGCAGCCTACCAAGCAGGCCTACACCGTGGGGCCGGGCGGCGACTTCAACATTACTCGACCGGCTCGCATCGAGCGCATGGGCATCATCAACCTGCAGAACAGCAATCAGCCGCTGGAGTTGCCGCTGAGAATGTTGACTGAGGCGGAATGGCTGCTCACGCCGGTAAAGGCTATTACCAGCAGCCTGCCGGTAGCGGTGTGGGACGACCAGGGATTTCCGTGGCGTACCCTGAACTTCTGGGCTTCTCCCAGCATGCCGGTTGCAACCTCGCTCTACGTGTGGGCGAACCTTGGCAGCTTTCAAGATCTTGCCACCGACTACGAATTTCCACCCGGCTATGCCGAGGCCATCAAGTACAACCTGGCCTATCGCCTGTCGGATGAATTCGGTGGCTTCATGCCCCAGACCTTGCCCCAGAAGGCGCTGGAAGCCAAAGCCCGCATCAAGGCACTAAACACCCCATCGCTCGACCTGCGCTGCGACGATGCGCTGGTGAGCAATGGCAAAAGGCAATACAACTGGTTGGTAGACCAGCCTGCAGGTACACGATAGATGGCACGCTTTGGATTTGTCGGCGGCGGCTATCAGTTGCGCAACGTCAACGCCAACTGCCAGCGCTGCCAGAACTTTATTCCCGAGACTGACGAAACCGGCAACGGTGTAAGTATGGCATCGCTCTCGCCTACCTGGGGAATGGCCAACTTTGCTCGGCTCCCTGGCGCAGAAGTGCGCGGCATGTACTTCTTTAATGGGCGCTTGTTCGTTGTCACCGACAAGTTCTACGAAGTATTCGCAAACGGCACGTTTACCGGCTATAGCTTTCTGCCAGACGACGGCCAGCCGGTAACCATGGCGGCAAACAATGCAGGCCAGCTGCTGATCTGCGCCGCCGGACAACTCTGGATGTTTCCCCTGGTGCAGCCGGTGAGTGCTCCCATCACCACAGTTGAGGGAATTACCAAACTGCATGGTGTTAATGTTATAGCGATTTCTTGCGGCACCGCCACCATTACCGCGAGTTCTCCTGTTGCTATTGTGCAGGGCACGCCCAACCCTAACACTCTCGCCATCACTTGCGGCACCCTGACTCCCCAGGCCAGCGCTAACATCACCACGGTTCAGGGAATTATCGCCATTTATAATAAAAGCGGTTACCTCGCCGTTACTTTGACTAGTATGCCCTTCGTTAAGGGGCAGCAGGTCTACTTCGCAGGACTAACCAACGCAACCTGGCTCAATGGCTACTCTGCCATCATTACCTCGATTAGCGGCAACACCTTCTATTCAACCGGTGGAGGATGGCTGAACAGTCCAACCATTCCACCCTGGCCTTTTGGCCCTACTGCCGACACTGGTACGGCTGCGCTACCGTCGGTGATCAACGGCACTATGCCTTTTGCGGTAGGGCAGACAGTTACCTTTTCGGGAATGAACAATTCAGCCTGGCTCAATGGGCATACCGCCGTTATCAGTTCCATTTCCGGCAACACCTTCTATTCAACCTCGGGAAGCTGGACGACCATGATGGCCGGTGGCGGTGGCTCAGTGCAGTTTCCCTATGGGCCTGCTCCCGACACTGGCACCGCTCAGTTACAGCAGATCACTACCACCATGCCCTTCTCGGTGGGGCAAACGGTTTATTTGAATGGATTGACCAATGCAACGTGGACAACATGGCTGAACGGCTGTAGCGTAGTCATCAGTTCCATTTCCGGCGGTACGATTTATGGCCAAGCTGGATCATGGGTCAACAGTCCAATCAGGCCAGCCTTTCCTTTTAGTCCCATTGCCGACACCGGCACAGCCGCAACCGCTAGTACAGAACAGGTCACCAGCGGCATTATCGGGCCGGTTTCCTCCATCGCCTTTATCGACGGTTACTTCATGGCGCTGCTGGCCAACTCGCAGCAGGCGCAGTGGTCGGCGCTGGAAGATGCCCTGACGTGGGATAGCTCCAACACTTTCAAAGTCTCCTACTATCCCGACAACGTTGTAGCCATGATGGTAAACCAGCGCAATATCTGGTTTTTTGGCCCCAAACAAACGGTCATCTACTGGGATTCAGGCGACCTCCTCAACCCGTTCACTCCGATTGACGGCGCATTCTTCGAGTATGGCCTGGCCGCCCAGTGGTCGGTGGCCAAGCTCAACAACGGTTTGTTCTGGATTGGGCAGGACGAGCGTGGCTGGGCGGTGGCTTTTCGCTCAGTGGGCTGGACGCCGCAGCGCATTTCCACCCACGCCATCGAGCAGGAATGGAATGACTATCCCACAGTGTCGGATGCCATTGCATACTCGATGCAGACTGATGGGCACGAGCTTTATCATGTCTACTTTCCTACCGCCAACAAAAGCTGGCGCTATGATGCGGTCAGCGGCCTGTGGCACGAACCGTGCTTCTGGAACGGGACTAACAATGTGGCACACCACTCCCGCGTCTATGTGTTTGCATTCAATAAACATTTGCTGGGCGATACCCAGACCGGCCATCTGTATGTCACCGATCCCACGCTGCTAACCGACGACGTTATCGGTGCGCCTAACAACCCCATCCGTCGTCTGCGCCGTGCACCCCATATCGTTAACGGACTCGAGTGGCTGTTTCATCATCGCTTGCGAGTGCATCTGGAAGCTGGCCTCGGCCCTATCCCTGCGCTGCTTGGTACGGCTAACGGCCAGCCATTCGTGGTGCTCACCGATGCCAACGGGCAGCAGTGGATGGTGATGATTACCGACGCAGGAATCCAAAGCTCCAGCACGACCAGCAACATGGTGCCGTCAAGCTACATCTTCAAAGATTTGGTCAATCCATCAACCACCTACGTCTTGGGCGTGTCGATTGCCGGGGCACTCACGCTGACTCCAACCATACCGCCAGCCGGCTTAAGCGGCTTTATCCAGCGCTTGCCAATGATGACCCAGCCGAGCGGCCTGCAGACGTCGGTGAGCGTGCAGAACGGTGCGCTGGTCGTCGATGCGCCCACCTCGCCCACACGCGAGCCACAGGTAATGCTGCGCTGGTCTGACGATGGCGGACACAGCTGGTCAAACGAGTATGCGGTAGGCGCAGGCTTTGCCGGTGAGTTCAGCAAGCGGGTTGAGTGGCGCAGACTGGGCCGCAGCCGCGATCGGGTATATGAGATCTCGGTAACTGATCCCATACCATGGCGCATCGTTGATGCCTACCTGGATGCGACCGACCCGAAGGGCTCCGGCAGTTATACCCCCAGACCGCGTTACGCTCACGAAATAGGGAAGACGCTGTAAATGCCGCCAGTATCACCCCCGCCTGTTGCTACACCCTTTAGCGGTGACAGCGCTTCTGGTGTTTCCCTGCCGTGGGTCAGGTTTTTTCAGACAATGCAGGCCAAGCTCAACAGCCTGTCTCGGGTGCCAGGGCCGTACACCAGTGATGCGGCAGCGGCGACTGGTGGAGTGCCCGTCGGTTCAGCATATTACCAGGCCAGCGGGGTCATGGTGGTCAGGTTAGTGTGACGGTCGAACGCACCTTTGATTATGCACTGGTCAAGCAGATTGTGACTCACCCGAAAATCTATCCTCACATTGTAGACGATCACAGTCCCAAGGCTGACGAATGGAAACCAATTGATAGCGATCTGGTCTGGTATGTGATGGTTCAAAACGGCAATGGTCATGCTGTAGGAGTGTTTGTCCTGGCTCCGCAAAACTGTGTTTGTTACGAGTTCCACACTTGCCTGCTGCCGGAAATTTGGGGGCCGCTTGCCCGCAAGGCAGCCAGGATGATGCTGGCATGGATGTTTGCTAATAGCCCCTGCCAGCGCATTGTGACCAACGTGCCAGAGTACAACCGTATCGCGTTGCGATTCGGCAGGAACATCGGACTGAAAGAGTTTGGAGTGAACCCCAAAAGCTATCTCAAGGGTGGCGTTCTCTACAACCAGATTCTGATGGGAATCAGCAAGGAGGATCTATGCCACTAATAGGAGGCTTGATTGGGGGTGGAATTAGCGCGATCACGGGCTTGTTTGGCGCGAACCAGCAGGCGAACGCTGCCAAAGCCGCCGCCGCGCAGCAGGCACAGGCCGCGCAGCAGGCGATGAACATTGCCGGGGTCAACAAGGCCGCGGCAGTTGGTGCCCAGACGGGTGCGACAAACCAGATTCAGGGTCTTTACTCGCCCTACCTGCAGGCTGGCCAACAGGGGATGGGCACTTTATCATCCATGCTGGCGACACCTGGACAAGGTCTGCTGGCAGGATGGAATCAGAACTTTCAGGCACCCACGGCAGAGCAGGCAGCGCAAACACCGGGCTACCAATTCCAGTTACAGCAAGGCCAGAACGCCATCCAGTCCAGCGCCGCAGCCAAAGGTAACCTGCTGAGTGGCGGCACTGCCAAAGCGCTTGACCAGTACTCACAGGGTTTGGCTAGCACTAACTATCAGCAGACTTACAACAACGCTTTTCAAAACTACCTGCAAAACTACGGGCAGTTCCAACAAAACCAGCAAAACCAATATGCTCGCCTGATGGGTCTTACCGGCATTGGCACCGGCATGACCGGCCAGATGGGAGGGCTGGCGCAGACTGGCGCGGGCAACCTCGCTAGTATCTATGGCGGCAACACTGCCGCGATGTCAGGGTTGCTGGGTACACAGGGGGCAGCGCAGGCTTCAGGCACCATGGGCGCGGCCAATGCGTGGGCTGGTGGTATCAACAACATTGGCAACGCCGCGACGAACCTGGGCACATTGAGCATGCTGGGATACGGGCAGAACCAGAATGAGAAGTTGCCTCCTGCTGACATCACACTGGGCGCACCGGGCGGTAACTTTGGTTCCGGGGCCATGCCCAGCTTAGGTTCAGTGGGAGCGCTGTCCTCCAATATCTTGGGCGGTGGTACTGGCTTGCCCTGGAGCTAACTATGGCAACTAATGTCTTTCCCGCACTGAATGTTCAACCGCTGCAGCAGGCTGATCCCATAGGCCAATTGGGCAAGGTGATGGCGCTGAAGACCATGATGCAGCAGCAGCAGTACCAGCAGCAGATGCAGCCGCTCGAACTGCAGAAAACGCAGCAAGAGGTGCAGCAGCAGCAAATGGCAATCGCCCAGCAAAAAGCCATGTTGGATGCCGCACCGCAATTCGTGCAACACGATGCCAATGGAAAGCCGACAGGCTTCGATAGTGCGGGATACTTCAACTCGCTACAAGGTAAGGTTAGCCCCAGTACCCTGTTCGCAGAGCAGAAGAGCATTGCCGATAGCACCCTCGCCACGGCAAATGCCGGTGCGGCACAGTTAAAGCTCCAAAAGGACAAGAACGATAACGCTTACCAGATATTTGAGGGCGTCAGGCAGACCGCCAAGGACAATCCGCAGGCGGCGCAGCAGGTTTATCAAAACGCGATTCCCAAATTGCAAGATTTGGGGGTTGACACCTCCAAATATCCAACCGATTTCACTCAGGTAGGCGATAAGGGTCTACAGCAGTTTGAAGTTCAGTTGGGCGTGCACGGTCAGATGCTGGCCGATGCGGAAACGATTGCCAAGACGCAGAAGGATGCAGCTGACACTGCCCTGACTAACATTAAAGTCAATCTCTCGCAGAACTCAAGGCCGGGAGACTTTGATGCTGTGATTGATCAGGCGACCAATAACCCGCTCACCCGCGCTATGGGCCCGGTGTACAAGAATGAGGTCAACCTGGCCTTGTCAAAAGGCGACTACGAAGGCGCACAGGGCATTGTCAAGCAGATGGGCGAATATGTTGGCGGCATGCGAAAGGAGCAGTACACGCAGCAGCAGGAATCTGTCCGTCAGAATTTGAACCGGCAGGCAATGACGGCTGACCGGCTGCAGACACAAGGCATCTCTGCTCTCGACACCATCTGGACTAATCCGCAGCACGGCTACGGGCAGTTCCTGTCACAAGCCCAGATGACCAAGAATGCCATAGCTGATTCTAAAAACGGCAATGAACTGGCAAGTTCCCTCATGCCGGTGATGACGGCTCAGGGCGTCAGTTCGTTTGCTGGCGTGAAGCGCATTCCCCCATCTGAAGTTGCTGCTGCCGGGCCTCAGTTGGGCAGCGCGTACCGTCGAATTAATGCCATCTTAGATAAGGTAGGTACTGGCAGCGTGCCTGCGGACACCTTAAACGAGGTCAACGGCCTGGTGGATCAAATGATTGCGACGCGCCACAACCAGGCATTGCAGTCATCACGCCAGATTGCTGCCAATACCGGCCTTGATCTCGACAAAACTTCGGTGATGGATCCGCAGGGCAACGTGGTTCCCCTGTCAAGAGCTGGCGCTACGCCAGCACCGGCACCAACGCCGACACCAGGCGCAATGCCCCCTGGCGCAACTATGAGGGTTCCTGGCAGCGATGGCAAGATGCATTGGTCTGACGGTAAGAACGATTTAGGTGTAGTGCAATAGCAATGGCAGATCCCGTCACCCTGGACTTCAGCAAGGCCCAGCCGATTGCGCCTCCTGTGCCTATGGATTTGGCATATGGGCCCTCCAACTTTACGCCTTCACCTCGAGCGGTCACGCCTGCTGGCTTGTCGTTTGGGGTTGAGGATGCCGTACCGCAAACAGCTGCGCCTCCATCAAATGCTGGGGTCACCCTGGACTTCAGCAAGGCCCAGCCGATACAAGGTCAGCCAGAAGGTTTCTGGAAATCTGTAAGTGAGCGCCTGCAGTATCCAGACTTGAGCAGTTCAAGCATGGTGGGCGGGCGTGGCGAGCTACAGCCACAGCCTCAATACGCACCGGGAAGCATTCCACCGCTTACCGCTGCTCAGACCGAGGCCACCATACCGGATGAAATGAAGCAATCGCTCAAGGATGCGTTCAGCAGTGTGGTAGATACGGCCAAGCACCCATCCCAACTGTTGCCGGCGTTGAGCACAATCAAAGATGCACTGACGCCCAAAGAATTTGAGCAGATCCTGCAAAAGAACTATAAGGGCGCAGCAGGCACGGCACTGGTTGACCTGATCAATCTTGGCATCGGGGTGGGCGTTTCGCCTGAAGCTGTACCAGCAGCGGTGGCGGCTGCACCTGCTGCTGCGGCTCCCATGGCTAGCGCCGCTGTACGAGCGGGGGCCAAGGCAACCAATGTAATGCTGCAAAAGGCTCCCGGTACGACGGGTGCAGCACTCGGTGCAGCGGCTGGTGCCGCAACCGGATTACCTGGAGCGGCTGAAATAGCTGGTGCGGGAGGCTATGCTCTTGGCAGAGAACTATTGCCGCAATTAAGAGTTCCAGGCGAACAATTCAGGTTTAGATCAGAACTTCCACCTCCCATAGAAACTCCCACTACGCCACCGACTGCGCCAAGAATGCCGCCTACGGCCGGGCAAGCACCCACTCTGCCGACACGCCCCGCAGGGGTGCCGATGACTCAGGAAGAATTTCAGGCGCAGCAGGCCGCCAAGCGTGCGGCGCTTCGGGCAACCCCGCCAGCGGCACCGGCAGTACCCGAGACACCCGCAACAGCTCCCGCAGCTGCGCCGCCAGAACCTGCCAAGCCCCCTGTCTCAGACGACGAGGTGGCGAGAATACTGGGCAGGAAAAACGCCAACGAGGCAATGAATGAATTGGGGGCTGACGAGTTCCGCAAGGCAGCTGACAACATCAATGCCTCTGTAGCCGCGAAGCAGACTGTCGATGCCGCCATCCCACCAACCGGCGATACTGCTGCGCTCAACAAGCTGACCCAGTCCAAGGTCGCCTTCTCGCTCGCGAAAAACGATCCCGCCGCAGCGCAGGCAGCGCTCGATGCGGCCAAAGCCCAAGTCCAGCCGGAAGCCGCTGCTGCAGCGCCAGAGAAAACGCCAGAAATAACGGTTCACCCTGAGCGGATTCTTAATTCTCATCATGGGCAACAGGATGCAGTTATTTATGCAACGACCGGCCCTGAGCAGCTCGTTCAGGGCAAGCTCGAATACTCGCACTACGGTGGTGAAATCCATGTCAATAACATAGAAGTTGCGCCTGACATGCAACGGCAGGGAATTGCAACGCAAATGTGGGGCCAGCTTAAAAGCGAAAACCCAGGAGTAAAGATTAACCCTGGCTATGCAACGGGCGAGGGCGCAGCTTTCCTTCAATCAGTTGGGCAAGAAAAGCCAACAACGTTCAAAGAAGCGCTCGCTGGCTCGCAGGCACCACCAGCGCCTGCACCACCTGCGGAAGCGCCTGTCGCGCCAACACCACCAGAGGTCGCGACACCGGGAGCAAGGCCACCGAGGAGTGCATACCCCAGCCGCAATTGGGTTGCCCAAAACATTTATCACTTCAAGGATGTGGACGATGCCATAGAAACCCTCGGGAAGGGCGTTTGGGATGAACACATCGACAGATACTATTCTGCAATTGATCGTGGGCGACAGGCTGACGTAACCGTAAATACAGTTCCCGAAACTGATCAGGTGCGACTGCGTGACAGGGGCTACTCGCAGGATGCAATCGACCAGTTGGACTATGCCGGCGCACAGAAAATTTTGCGAGCCCGCAAGAAGTAATCGGTCAGACCGCACCCCTTCGTAAAGCCCGCCGCGCCACCGTTCAGTAGTACCCGCTAACAACCCCTTGTAATTATCGGAGATGCTCATGCGCATCCGCATACTCGCGTGCCTGCTCGCGCTCGTTCTCTTGCCTGTTTGCTGGGCGCAGACTTACGTGCTGTTCAATTCGCCGCACCAGCAGTTTCTCGACACCTCTGGCAGGCCTCTGGCCGGCGGGCGCATCTACACCTACATCGCAGGCACCACCACGCCCCAGGTGACCTACCAGGACTCGACCGGAACCACGCCCAACACCAACCCCATCGTGCTCGACTCGGGCGGCTTCGGCACCATCTACCTTAGTACCACACTGTCGTACAAGGTGGTGATGAAGAACGCGCAGAATGTCCAGCAATGGAGCGTGGATAACATTGCCGGAACCACGGGCACGCTCTCGACCGTGCCGCTGAATTCGATCTTGCCTGCGACGGGTGCCAGCACGATCGACAACGGAACCAACCAGCAGGCATGGCGCTGGCAGTTGACCGGCAGCACGCCTGGGCCAGCCATGGCCTTTACCGAAAATACGGCTTCCACAAACACGGGCGCAAACTCTTCTCTGCTGAACGCACAGACTCTGGCTGGATCGACCATCTGGCCATTCCGAAGCGCGAACGCTGGCAACGGTTTTGGTGTCACACCCACCGGCAATGTTCAGACGTTTGGCACCGGCACGTTTATCGGCCCCCTGACCGGCAACGTGACCGGCAATATCACTGGTGTGGTTACGGGAACTGCTGGCTCGAGCCTGATTGGCAATGTGACCGGCAACGTGACTGGTACGGCTACCAATGTGACAGGCATCGTCGCCGTAGCCAACGGCGGAACTGGTACAGCTACGCCATCGCTGATTGCAGGCACCAACATCGCTATCACCGGCGCGTGGCCCAACCAGACGGTTGCCACGACGCCTGCAGCTACCTTTAGCGGTGCAGTGAGTGCCGCATCGCTCAAGGCTTCCAACCTGACGCCGAGCGCTTCGACCTGCTTGCAGGCCGACGCGACTGGCACCGTGCAGCTGGCTAGTGGCCCCTGCGGCATTGCCGGGCAGGGCACCCCACCATTGAGTAACATCGTTAGCGCGACCGCTACCAACACCATCAGCAACGGGTCGTTTCCGCAAATCTGGAACTGGAACCTGGGAGCCACCGGCAACACGGCCATGACCATTGGCGAGGGCACGGCGGCGACTGGCAACAGTACGCTGCTTAAACTAAGTGCGCTGTCAGCTACAACCACGGCACTGGATGTAATTAACCCTGCATTAGCTTCGCAGATTCATTTTGGAACTTCGACCTATGGTAATGGTGGCGGATACTTAAGTACTTCACCAACTCAGGCTGCCAATCTATCTGCGAGTGGACATTATACTGGTACCGCGTGGATTGCAGATTCGACGTCCGCATCTTTGCTTATTGCCAATCCGACAAGTTCACCTGGCGGTTTTTACTTTTATGCAGGTACAGGTTTAACCGCAGGTAATACTATTCCCTGGACGACGGTTGCAACCCTTAACTCGGCTGGCGTCTTTGCTCCTGCTTCAATAAGTGCTGCTGGCAACGTGACCGCAGGCTCGCTCAACGTGACTACCAACTCCACCGTGACCGGCACCGAGACGGCTGGCAGGCTGGCGGTGACTACGGGCGTTGGTCAAAATAATGGTGGCATTAAGCATCAGCGCTGGGCTGGATGTACTACAACATCAGGAGCTAATGGTAGCTGTAGTGGAACTGCAAGTTGGGCTACAGCATTTGCCGACATAAACTACACTATGTCTTGTATTCCTACTCAAATGTCGGGAGGATATATTTTGCTGCTGGTTGTATCAAAATCAGTAACTGGTTTTAATTATATTTTGGAGAACCCGCCAACAACTACGGCAGCAGCATCGGCCCAATTAGAATGTATCGCCATGCACGACTGACCACTGGTGTTTTAGCGAGTAAGTAACGCCGAGAACAAACTACGATGTCACGAAAAATAATGTTAACACAGAACCAAACCACGATCGTGACCAATAACGATTTCGAGTGGTTGTCAAAATGGAAGTGGCATGCGCTATGGAACAAAAAGACGCGCTCATTCTACGCGGTGCGATATGGACTGGTCAACGGAAAATATAAGACTATATATATGCATCGTGTCATTCTTGATGCTCCTACAGGGGTAGAATCCGACCATATTAATTGTTTGACCCATGACAATCGTCGTTCCAACTTACGTTTGGCGACTCACGCGGAGAACGGATACAACCGTTCAAGACAGCGTAATAACACTTCTGGTTATAAGGGTGTTTGCTGGGATAAAGCGCACCATAAATGGCTTGCCCAGATCAAATTAAACTATAAAAACATCTATCTTGGCTATTACGATGATTCTCGAGACGCTGCGCTGATCTATGACTGTGCGGCCAAGAAGTTGTATGGGAGATTTGCCAAGATAAACGGAGTGTGAACACTATGACCAAACCAGCATATTTACTGCTTGCAACGATAGCTTTCTCAGGTGCCGCACTCTGCCAGACACCCGAGCCTCCCGCACCGGTAAGCGCCAACGGGCCTTGGGTAGTGACGGTTCACCCACAAAATAAGTACAAGTCAAAAACGGCCTACGCCATTTATGACTTGGTTGCCTACGAGAACAACTACTACGTTTCGATGGTTGATCTAAACAAAGATAACACGCCGACTTCCTCCTCAAGCTACTGGCAGCTGTTGCCTAGCCAGGGCAACACGGAGCCAACTGTGGCCGGTTGGGGTGTGGCCACCGTGAACACAGAAGTGATCACTTTGCCAAAGGCCAGGCACTTCAAGACTGCTGACAGTTACACTTGTGCGGCAACTGAAGACTTGCAGGAACCACCCCCAGGCGATCTGCCGCAAAGACCGGGCCTGGGAGGAGGAAAGCCGGAACCGCCCAAAGCTCCCATCAAGTTTACCAACCAGAGCGGCAGCCAGTTTTCTATCGCACCCAGGAAGAAACCGCCCTCGCAGCCCATAGGTTATGTCTGCTCCGGCCAGTGAAGATGGGTCATGGCATTTTCTCCAATTGTTGAATCTCTTTCCACCGCTTCGTGACCAGTGCGACCGCTTCCGCGTGACCGGCCAGCGCGGCTTCGCGTGTGCAGTAGCGGTGCTGATACAGGTCGAACTCCTCGCCACCACCAAAGATCATCGTCTCCCACAAGACTGGCGGGTCAGACTCGATGAAGTTGTGGTCAATACCCAGAAAGACGGTCGAGACTTCAGCGTCGCCTATCGTGTCATGTGCCACGTGCCGGTCATGGGTTTCGTACCACTGCGCCCACTTGAGCAAGTCCGGTTCGACTTTTGGATTGCCGTCGTCATCGAGGATGTAGTTGTTGACGCTCACATCGCCACCTTTCCAGTGGGCAGATTTGCCTAATTTTTGCCTAATAGGGGGCAACAAACTGTAACATTAGGCAAAACTTGGCAACAGTGAAAATTTGTTAACTCCTTATAGGTGTTGCATTTAAAGGACATAGAAAAACGGCTTTTTGGGTTCGAGACCCGTTGGACTGGGCGATCTATACCTACTTAACTGCCTTACTTACAACAACTTACCCAACACTGACTTTGGGCACCAAGGCCAGTTTGCCTACTTTTTGCCTAAACTCAGGGTCACTTTGCCGCGCCAACTGCTTTGCCTTCAGCTCTGCTGCCTGCAGCCGCTCGCGCTCCTTGCCGGCCTGAACCTTCTCTGCGACCGACAACTGATCCTGCATATCCACGATGTTGTAGCGCGAAAAGGTGGACGCGGTTTTGTGCCCGCTGATCTTCATGGCGACCTCTTGCTGCACCCCGCGGCGCCGCATGTTCCGCACTGCCGACCGGCGCAGATCGTGGAACAGCAGACCCTCGTAGCCGATGTTGGTCGACTGGCAGACATCGCACCATGATGCTGACAGCGTCTCCTGCTCGCAGTCGCGGCAGTAGCACTTGCCGAGGTCAGCGGCCATGCACAGGTTCCGCCACGCCTTGGTGAAGTCCGCGACCGGCTGGCCGTCAGGGTAGGTGAACAGGGCGTCGTCGTCTGTTTTGCCCTGGCTGCACTGCCACAGGATGTCGTACATCTCAGGCGTCATGCTGGCCCAGCGGCCCTCGCCGTTCTTGGTGGTACCCGGCTGCAGGCAGATGGTGCCCTCGCCCGTGAAGTCGCACTGGCTGACCTTGAGCGAGCGTGCCTCTTCGCGCCGGTTGCCCAGCTCATAACCGACACTCAGCAGGCCGCGCAGGTACAAGCCCTCGGCACCCATGGCCGAGGCCAGATCGTCCAGCTGGTCGTACTCGGCCTGCTCGATGAACCCGAGACGTACATTGTCTTCGGCAAACTTGCGGATGAAAGGCCGGTCAGCCAGCCTGATCTTCCCGGCTTCGATGCCGGTGGTGTACGCGCTCGACAACATCTGCAAATCACGGTTGCAGGTAGTCTTCGCGACCACCCGCGCAATCGGCTTCCAGCTGCGCAACTGCGGGCTGGCGTCGCCGTCCAGCTCTTCGCCGGTCGCCCACTTCTTGTAGTCGGCAATGTCGTCCGGGGTCAGCTCCGAGGCCCGGAAGCTGCCAAATTTGTCACGCAGCCGGATGTTCCAGCGCTGGGTGGCTTCAATCGCCTCGCGCAAATTGTCGGACTTGTAGCGATCGAGCAACAGCTTCATCAGGTCAGCCACCGTGACCGTTTTGGTGGACTGGCCAGGAGTGTAGTTGGCAAAGTACGTATGAGCGAAAGCCCAGGCGTAGGAGAGGTCGTCGCAGCCGGTGGCAATGCGCTGCTGCTTGTGGCTGCGAGGGTCGGTGAAGCGCATGAACCAGTTGGGGCCAGCGCCCACATGCCGCATCGTTACGCTGATGCCGTTGATGACCTGCTTGGTGTTGTCGGTGGTTTTTGCGGTTGCCATGCTCATTTTCTCTTTCGCCTCCAAGAACAATACTAACCGGGTAAGTATGCTTTTGGCAAGTATTATTGGGTGCTACTTTTGGGGGATAACATCGTGCTGGCCGAGCGTTGCATTAATGGGGTCTGTCTTTAAATCGATCTGCAAGTTGGTGGAATCGAACCGCGCATTCATGGAATCGAATCGCAAGTTGATGGCGTCTACCTTGGCATCCAGATAAAGCTTGAATGCCGTGGCCAGTGCGCCCGTCTGGGCTACCACCACCGCCAGGATGGCAAAGAACAGTTGGGTGGTGCTCATCGTGCGGCCTCTTTCCTGACCTTGGCCCAGCGGGTCATGATGGCCTTCTTTGCCCGCGCCTTGCGGGCCTTCTTGGTCATGTTGGCCGCAGCTATGCTGCCACCCTTTTCCCCCTGCGCCCGAAACCACTCGCGCATTTCATCCGTCAGTTGCAGTTTCTTAGTTGGCGTCATTACTTTCCTCCCAGAAAGAGTCGCAGAAAGATTGGGATCAGCAGTGCGTAGATACCACCAACCATCCACTGCAAGAGCCTGATTTCGTGCTCCATTTTAGTGAAGCGGTTATCGTAACCAGCAACCGATTCTGCTGCGGCTCGCGCCTTCGCTTCCGCAGTGCCAGCATCCTTGAGCGCATCGTAGATTTCCGAGTTCAGAATGGTCATTTCCTGCCCCCTTTTCCTGCTATGACTGCCTTCCAAATGACTAATACAAGAATGGGTAGCGTGCCAACAAAGATAGTGAGTGCGAGTTTAACGTCAATCATTGACCACTCTCCTTTTGGGCGAGGAGGCGAAATGCAGCGGCGAGATGCGAACGTGTAAAGGGATAAAAATCCGCTTCATCGCATTCTCCCAGAACCCATCCTTCTGGCAGGAAGTTTTCGACGGTTCTGAGGTTCCACTGTTGGTTGCGCTCGATCATGTCCCACAACCTGCTGGCGGCGATATTGGCATCTTTGGTCGATAGCTTGCCCATTACCGCACCTCCAGTCGGACGCTGACTTCACCGCTTTTAGCGACGTGCAAGCCATGATGCCGGGCTGCGGTGACCGCATTCTGACGCTTGGTGTAGAACATCTCGTAGTTACCTAGGCGGATCAGCGAATCACCAAAGGTGAACACCCAAGCCATGTTGGTGATCGGATATTGCAGCTGCATTACCGCACCTCCTGCTGGTCAACGGAATGCATGGAGCACGTTCTTGGACGGATACCGTTAGGGATATCCATGTGATTGTGACAAACGCAGTAGTCGCCATTGCGAAAATCGCCAGAGCCGTCACCTGTGCAGCATCCGCAAGATACTCTCATCTGTTCGCCAATTCTTGAGTCCGTCATTTTGGTTTCCATTTTCTTGTCTCCTTTGATCTATCGATCTTTAGTAATACTAACCGGGTAAGTATGCTGGGTCAAGTCTTTTCTCTCATGTTTTTTAAATTATCTTCAGGGGGGGTTACTTGGGGCCGGTTTGGGAGAGGACTTCCTGTACCCGCTGGCGAAGCAGCTCCCGCACCTTGGCGGAAAACGAAAAGGACGACGCATCCGGCCAGAGCCGATTGGCAGCTTTTTTGATGTCCTGCAGTTCTTCTTGGCTGATTCGCAGGGTAATGGAAGTGTCCCGTTTCACTTGATGGCTTGATGCGAAGTGTACTGGGATTTGACATTGCCTGACAACGATTGCATTGCCTGACAACGGTTACGAATGCAATCAAGGCGCTTGAGGCTTAACGAAATTTCCGCTGGTAGCTGGTCAGGCTATCGGCGTATCGATCCAGCTCCCGCAGGTCGAACCGCCAGGCAGAGTGCTTCCATTTGCCAAAGATGGCCCTGACGTGGCCCTCTGCCACCAACTCGCGCAGCGACCGCTGGGAGATGCCGAGGTAAGCGGCAGCAGCCTTGACCTTTACAAGTCTGGCCGCTGGCGGTTTTAGCGGTTCAGAACTGTGCCCAGACATCGAAGGAGTACTCGTGGTCATCATTGTAGGTAACACTCCTGTCAACAGAAATGGCATTAAGGTGCCCACTTGGACGGTAACCTTGGTTTTTTTGCCAAGGTGCCGTGTCATAGAAGGCAACAGGTCGCCATACTTTGCAACACTTTGCAAGACGATTCTCCCCAACTCCATGCAAAGAATGTAAATAAATTTCCTTGCCAAGAAAATTCATTCTCTGTAGACCTGTTGGCTATTGACCGGGAAGCGGAAATTATGGTTGACGGGTACTTCACGGTGGCGTTACCAGCACCACCAAGGCGCAAGCCCAAACCGCTAATCGAAGACTTGACGGCGACCCAGTATGAGTGCCTGCGAGCGCTGGATGAGGCTATCCGGCGGCATGGTAACCCTTCACTGCTGGAGATTGCGGCCTGCTCGGCCACCTGTCGCTACGGCTCGATGGTGCACAAATATTTGCGCCAGCTCGCCCTCAAGGGCTGGGTGGCACTTCCCGAGCGGCAGCGCTCGCGGGGCATCAGGATGCTGCGCGACCTGCCGGACAAGGCCGCATGAGTCGCTACCTCGAGGTGCTTTACCGGGCGCTGCTGCAGGATCTGGTGGAGATCGTGATGCAGGATGTCGAGCAGCAGAGTGACCGGCTGGTGGAAACCATTCACCGCGCCAAGCTGCTTCTGGCCGAGGAGCAAGTCGATGCCAGAGACGGCGATTCGTGACTACCTGGGCAGAGTGCTCTGCTCGCACTGCTGGAACAACTGCCACTACCTCTACAAGCGCGACCAGCGGGGCCGCGCTACTTCCATAATCATCGGCTCGGCCTGCGAGGTGCGCCTGCCTGACGACACCCCATGCGAATGCCCGTGCAGGGCACGGCTGGAAGACATCAGGGCGGCTGAGAAACGCAGGCGGCTGGCACGGCAAGGAAGGATGCTCAGTGAATGACCTGTGGCTCACTGTTTGCCGGTATTGGCGGCTTTGACCTGGGTTTCGAGCGGGCAGGAATCAAAACTGTCTGGCAGGTAGAGATCAATGAATATTGCAGGCGAGTCCTTGCAAGACACTTTCCCGATGCAGAACGATTCGGAGACATCCGCGAATGCGGAGTCCATAACCTCAAGCCCGTTGACATCATTTGTGGCGGCGATCCCTGCCAGCGAAACAGCAACGCATGGCGTCATGGCAGCGGTGCCGAATCACCCGCTCCTGAGTTCCTCCGCATTATTGCGGAACTTCGCCCACGCATTGTGGTCAGAGAGAATCCACGCGCACTCCGGGCAGATGCTCCTTGGCCCTGGTGGCGCTTCCGCAACGGACTTGAGCAGCTTGGATATGCTGTGCTCCCCTTCCGATTCCGGGCGTGTTGCCTTGGCCTTGACCACCGGCGGGAACGAATGTTTCTGCTTGCCGGATTACCGGACTCCTACGGCCCGGGACTGGAAGGGCATGAGTGCAAAGTCATGGCGGGAACGCAAGGTTGGCGATACCACTCCGACCCTGGCAGACCAGATAGGCGGCGTCCCGCATCCAGAATTTGTGGAAGAGCTGATGGGATTTCCCATCGGGTGGACGATCGACTTAAATGCCTCGGAAACGCCGTTGTCCCGCAAATTGCGGAGTGGATTGGCAGAAGGATTGTAGAGGCAGCACTATATGGCTAGCTTTAAATTCATTCCCGCCCAACCGGGCTACCAGCTTTGCACCCCTATCACTGGAAGGATCATCGATGGCGTTGCCCGCGAACCAGTGATCGCCTGGCGTATTCACGCCAGTGACAGTCCAGACTATTCAGAGCTAAATAACAAGGACTTTATTTCGGCAGACCCGATTGTTCCAGGCGACGATCAACTGAGGTTGAGAACCAGCATGTGGGCAATCGAAACTCCCAACGGCGTGCTATCGATTCCTGGAGACAGGGATTTTACCGATGACGCCGCGTTAATCGCTTATTGGCAGGAACAGGAAGCCTGCCACAAGGAACTTAAACGTCAGCGAGTGACGACACCCGGCAGCTGATGAGGTTGAGACGAGCGCCTTCAAGCCCAGGGGCAAGACGCAGAAAACGGTGACCAATGGCTGAGATCAAGCTGGAGATGGATGGGCAGCTGACCGAAGAGGAAGCGTATACGCAGCAACGGCGCTCCTATGTCGGTGGCTCGGAAGTCTTCGAACTGTTGAACGAACCCCAGTACGCCCGTGGGTGCCACACTGCGCTGGCCTACAGGAAACTGGGGGTTGAGCCGGACTTCGAAATCGAGCTGGACGATGCCCTGATGAAGCGCGGCAATGTGCTGGAACCCATCGCCGCTTCCATTTATGAGCAGATGACCGGGCGCAAGGTGCGTCGGCCTCCCATGGACGAACACGGGCACGCCCAGACGCGACGTCATCCCATGTACCCCTGGGCGGCAGTGGCCACCGACCGTCTGATCCTGACCGGCCATGGGGGGGTCACCGAAGTAGGCGATTTGGAGATCAAAACCAGGGATCAAGGCCCGTACGTTCGCGTGCTGCGCCAGGGCCCGTACAAGGGCGATCTGCTGCAGCCGCAGTGGAGCATGTTTGTTACCGGCCACCGCTGGGCTTCGCTCGCCATCCTGGGTGTCTTTGGGACGCTGCCCATGACTTACATCGACACCCTGCGCGATGAAGAGCTGATGACGATATTCCAGCGGGAAGGCGAGAAATTTTCTAACACGGTGTGGGGCAAAGGCGAACTGCCTGACCCGGTCTTCCCGGCCTCCGATGCACGCTGCAAGGTGTGCCCATGGCGCATGACCTGCCGGGGCCAGCAGATCGACCAGGACGAGCTGCGCGAGGTGCGCGACATGGCCAGGGCGGCGCGTGAGCTGGTGCAGATCAGCAATGCCGACCTCTCGCGCACGCTCAACGATCTCGACCTGCTGAAGGCCGAGAAGAAGTCCATCGAAGTCTCCATCGACATGGCCAGCCAGCATGCCCTGATGATGCTGGCGGATGCTGATGCAGCTTTAGTGCGTGGCTACGGCAAGGTCTACAAGATGGCTAGTCAAGCCAACTACCTTGATAGCTTCGCGCTGAAAGCCCAGGAGCCGGACATCTATGAGCGGTTCTTTGTTCGCCGCGCTACCGGCGGGTCTTACCTTCGTACCTATCCCAGCAACAAAGGAACAAAAGAATGTCAATGACTGAAGAAGCTATCGATCTGGAAACCGGCGAAGTACTTTCGGGCGATGCCATGGTTACGGGCGCAATCGCGCAACTCAACGCCAGCGAGATCGACCGGCAAATTGCCACCGCTCGCGCCTTCCCGCGGGAGCTTAGTAAGGTGCGCAGGGAAATCATGGGACTGGTGATACAGGACGATGAGACTGCCGCATCCATGATCTATGCCCTGCCGCGGGGCAAGGAAAAGAATGCGGCAACCGGCAACTGGGAACAAAAGATTGTGAAAGGCCCAACCGCACGCTTTGCGGAGATCGTGGCCTATGGCTGGGGCAACAATCGTTATGGTGCCCGCATTATCAGCGAGGAAGAACAGTTCATTACCGCGCAGGGCGTCTTCTTCGACCTGGAGAAGAACGTTTCGGTCACGGTGGAAATCAAGCGCCGGGTCACCGACAAGGATGGCCGCCGCTACAACCCTGACATGATCGCCATGACCTGCAATGCGGCCCTCTCCATCGCCGGACGCAACGCCATCTTGAAGGCAGTGCCCAAGGCGCTGTGGAAGGGCCTCTATGCGGCCGCCGAGCAAACCATCAAGGGTGACATCCAGACCCTCAATGACCGGCGCTTCAAGCTGACTGACCAGTTCAAGGCCTTCGGCATGACCCCGGCCATGGTATGTCAGGTGCTGGGCGTGGGCGGATCAAGCGAGATCACCCTCGACCACCTCGGCACCCTGCAGGGCATTCTCACATCGTTGAAGGACGGCGAGACAACGGTGGAACGGCTCATGTCCGACAGTGTGGGAGGTGATGCCGCGGTTGCCGCCAGGGGCAAGGAGACGGTCGAAGGCATCAAGCGCAAGTACACGGCAGCGCCTGCTGCCTCTCCTGCAGCCTCACCCGAAGTCAAGGCCGCGGCAGCGGCTGCGCAGGCCAAGCTCGAGGCCAAGCGTGCCAGGCAGCCAGTAGCAGCAATGAAGCCGCTGATCGAGAACCCTGATGCCGAGCCACCGGAACAGCATGGATTGCCCATGGACAAGGAAAGTTGGTAGAGAAATGACAGAAGAATTAGCAGACGCTGAACTACCAGTGCCGCCGGAAGACGACCCGAATCGGGAGCTTACGGCCAGCGAAATCAGGCAGTGGAAGCGCGACCTGTTTGAAGTGCTCTTCAGCATGCATGGCGAGCTGCATGACCTTCGCGCCGCCCTGCGGGAGACTGCCAGGCCCAAGGCAAAACCAAAGGCTGGACAGGCAGTGCGGCGGAAAAGATAACCAGCTTCGCCCGTCTGCCGTGGCGGGCGAAAGCAGGCCCGGTGACTGCCGCTACCCTTACTTCCGCGAGGGGTGGCGCAGGTTCTGAAAGGATTTCTGCTGATTATGCAAGGGCAGGGAGACACTACTGAGTTCAAGCAGCGTGGTTTTCAGCGCACCTTGGAGAAAAATCTATGGGCTGTATGCGCTAATCCCACAAAGTATGTAAGCCGCTTCACGTATTTCCACCTTGATCTGAATTGCGGTGGCGGCTGGAATTCGCGATCACAGTGCATCGGGTCGCCATTAACGGCAGTGCGGGCACTTGCCAGTCAGGGGAAAAAGAACTATACAGCATGGTTTTGCGATCACAACCAAGAAGCTGTCAAGCAATTGGTTCGGGTATCGGAAATAGCCGACGATCAACGCTGCTTCATCATTCATGGAGATAACCATGAAGTATTGAAGAACTTCGGCTTATACATCGCAAGTAAAGACAAACCTATGTATGCGATGGGCACCGTTCTGTGCGATCCAAATGGTTGCTTTTACGACAATGCCGTGCCGATTAAAGAGCTGCATGAATTCAGTCAGCGATTTCCCCGTATCGATTTAATCCTCAATTTAAACGTGCGTATCAACCGTTTAATCCGGGGGCATGTTCGTGAAAACAACGGCCAGTGGCAGGCGTATATCGATATTCCCGATCTGCCAGCCTATCTCAATCGCAACCATTGGCTTATTCGCGAACCTCTTCAAAAAAAGGGTAACCCATTCGTAATGCTAATAGGCAGGAACATGCATATGGGCGATGACCAGCCTTTTGGCCTGTATCACCTCGATTCGGCGGATGGTCAACGCATTATGAATCGAATCAGGGAGGATTCATGCGTTATACAACCTACGAACAATACCGCCTTGAACCTTTGTTTAGATTTTTCCGAGCCGTAGCTATGAAGAGGACAGAAGGAAAGTGCGAATGCTGTGGAGCAGCCGCATCTGAAGTCCACCACAAGCAGTATCCGCCTTGGGGGGCATTCGATGTTCCGTCAAATTTGATGCCGGTATGCCATGAATGCCACTGCGAGCTGGAACGGAAGGTGGGCAGAAAGATTCGAGAGGACTATGAGTAAAGAGCAAAATGCAGAGGGCTTAAGGAAAGTGCCTTTGGGCTTGCTTGATCCGCACCCGCAGAACCCGCGACGGATCGCACGACCTGATGTGGTAGATGCTATTGCTCATCAATTGCAGGTATCAGGCACGTTCGATCCGAGCCATGCCATCCTGGTGCGTCCATCGGGAGATGATCGTTTTCAGATTATTAGTGGGCACCATCGGGTCGCAGCAGCAAGGCTGGCAGGGCTGGAAGAGATTCCGGCGTGGGTGCGCGAGTTAGGCGACCACGAGGCGCTGATGCAGTTGGTGCTGTCCAACGAGCAAGGGCAGCTTTATCCGCTGGAGCGAGGATTGCACGCCCTTGAAGCCACCACGCCGAACGGCGTAACGCCGAATGGCCTAACGCTGCGGGCGTATGCCAAGCAGATTGGCCAGAAGGAAGACACCGTCGCACATTGGGCAGAAGCAGCAGAAGTAGCAGTTGGTCTTGAAACCAACTGGAAAAACCTGCTTCCTTACATGACCCACTTGCGCTTCATCCACGCCGCGCTGCCAGAAGAGCGGGCGGACTGGGTGGCACGACTCCTCGAGCACGAGTGGAGCGTGGAAGAGTTGCGCGAGGCGATGAAGCAGAAGAAGCCGAAGCAGCAGCGGAAGTTCATCACCCTAACGAACTGGAAGACGCTGACCAAAGGTGAGCGGGATGCCGCACTCAAAGTTGGTGGTGAACTAAAGTTCAATCGTCAGGACACGACTTCGATCGAGTGGGCACGCTGGTCGTGGAACCCGGTGACAGGTTGCGAGCATAATTGCCCATACTGCTATGCCCGCGACATTGCCGAGAGGATCTATCCGCAGAAGTTTGAACCTAGCCTGATTCTGGAAAGTCTGAATGCGCCGCGTCTGACGCTGGTGCCGGAAGAAGCCAGTGAAGATCTTGGCCATCAGAACGTCTTTGTCTGCTCCATGGCTGATCTATTCGGCAAATGGGTTCCTACCGAATGGATCGAGGCAGTCTTACAGCAGGCAGCCGACAACCCACAATGGAATTTCCTGTTGCTTACGAAATTTCCTATTCGCATGAGCGAGTTTGAATATCCGAAGAACGCTTGGCTAGGGACAACCGTTGACCTGCAGGCACGAGTGCCAAACGCTGAGCGTGCAATGGCAAAGGTTCAAGCATCGATCCGCTGGCTTAGCCTCGAACCGTTACTTGAGCCAATCAAGATGGACTGGTCGATATTCCAGTGGGTGGTAATCGGTGGAGCAACACGCAGCACGCAGACGCCGGACTGGCATCCGCCGCGAAGTTGGCTATGGGACATTACCTTTGCGGCACAGAGTGCAGGATGCGCGGTTTATCACAAAGACAATCTGGCGAATCGCTTGCGGGACTATCCCGGTGCCGTCGAGCCGGAGCTTAGCAAACTGCCAAGTCAATTTCGATACTTGAAGACTTTGACTTGAGCGGAGTAGTTATGAGACAAGCGAACCTCTTCGGACTTGACGACGAACTGCACGAGCCCGCGCGGGCTCGCAACTCCGATCCTCCCACCAGCCACGAGGCAGCGGAAAAGGTGGACGCCAATCGGCTGGAGCACCTGGTCTGGGAGTGCCTGATCGAGCGCGGCCCCATGATGACCGAGCAGATTTGCGTGCTTATGCGCATGCCGTGGAAAACGGTCAGCCCCAGGTTACGTCCGCTGTGCAACAAGGGCTGGATACAGGAAGCGGGCACCGCTCGGGCCTCAACTGGTCGGCGCGTCATCGTCTGGGAAGCGAAATTGGGCAGGTAGTCATGGGCGTTCTAAAGGTCAAAAACTGGGCAAAGTTCCAGCACTACAAACATCGTCGTCCGCCATGGATCAAGCTGGTCACTGATACCTTCCAAAATTACGAGTTTTCTTGCTTGCAAGATGCTAGCAAGTTGCTAGCAATAGGCATCTGGACACTCGCCAGCAGATCGAAATTAGGCGATGGTAGCGTTCCAGAAGACTTTTTATGGATTAAAGAGCAATTGCTTATCGGCAGCGATAAAGAATTCGCGGTCACTGAAGAAAACCTGCAAGAGTTAATAAATAAAGGCTTTATCGTTCGCCGCTCACGCAAGCAAGATGCTAGCACAATGCTAGCACCGTGCAAGCAAAAGGGGGTTACAGAGACAGAGACAGAGACAGATAGAGATTTACTTCGTAAATCTCTTGTACGTGATTTGCAAAAACGTGCATTTGTGACGCTCTGGAATGCATGGCCTCGACACGATAAACGCCAGAACACCTACCAGAAATTCCTGCAGGTTTCGAACGGCAGCGTCGAGCTGGTGCTCGCTCGCGGATTGCAGCAGGTCAAACTCTGGGAAATCGAAAAGCGCGAAAAGCGTTTTGTTCCCATGCTGGCTACCTGGCTTCACCAGAAACGCTTTGACACTGAACCGGAAGAATTCGCGCCCGTGGCTGCCAGGTCCTCGAAACCTCGAGACGCCGAGGTGGGCCGCTGGGATGGCACGTTTTCCAAAACTTCTGAATGCTACCGCTGCCGCCGCACCTTCAAGCTGACCGAAGCCGTCGAGGAAATCTTCTGTTCCCAGCAATGCGCCGATGCCCAGCCCGGCAAGCAGGCTTCGTGATGCACTGCAACGAGCTGATCGAGATCGTGCGAAAATCCGAGGACGTGTTCGCTGAACTCGGCCTGACCAATGCGCCCGCACTCACGGTCGCCGCTTCCGCATACGCTCGCATCCTGCCCGATCCGGACATGACGTTTTACGAGCAGTGCGCCAAGTTCCTGCGCGTGATTGAAATACTCGGGCAACTGCGCCGCGGCCTCGATCCACGCTGCGACAGTTGCAAGGCCGAGGCCGAGCTTGAAGCAGCGCTGCGAGCCGGTCGGCAGAAGTTTGCGGAGCGCATGCAGTGAGCGATCGATCGCAAGGCAGTTTGTTCCGCGATCGCGCTCGCCTGGTCAATGCCCGCTCGGAGTTTTTGCAGATCACCTGCGATCGCTACCACGCCATGCAGCAACGGGTCGGAGAAAAGCGTGATTCCCGCAATCGCCTGATTCGGGTTGGCCAACAACTGCCCTTCACACTTGAGCAATTTCGCGTCTGGATCCGCAAGCAGCTGGGACGCGACGAACAAGGCCTCGCCCGCTGTTTGTATTGCAATCGCCCGCTCAATCTGCGCACCCTGCAGATCGACCACCACATTCCGCTTGCCCAAGCCGGCACGCTCAACCTCGGCAATCTGCGAGTGATCTGCAAGCCTTGCAACGACCAGAAAGGCGCTCTGCGACCGCAGGCTTTTATCGCGTTGCTTCACCTGGTCAATAACCATTCGCTCTTCACCGAAATCGACCGCGCCGATTGCCTTGAACGCCTGCAGATGGCCCTCAAACTGGCCTTGCGGTCGCGTTACAAGCCTGCAGGAGCGACCGGCGAGCAAGCGCCCAGGGTTCGCGTCCTGCCCCATGTTCGCCTGCCCCAGAGGCCCGTGTGAAGCCCGCAACCCGGCGCATGTGGGAAGGTGGCCCGCTGCGGCAGTGGGCCGAGCGCGACGACGGCAGGCAAGCCACAAGCTGGACACGCTATCAAAATCCGACTTCGGACGGCTATGCGGGTTGCTACGTCTGCGATGAGTGCCAGGAACCTGTGGGCGGCGTCTATCGCCATATGTCGCCCGTTAGGTGGATTTGCGCTGCCTGCCGCGAAGCGTTGCCATCCCGCGGAAAGCGGCAGAAAGGCAGCACTTGACAGGCGTGTTATACAACTGGTTAACAAGCCCCCGCCTCCGCGCAGCGCATTGCGTCTGGTCTTCATGTCGAGAAACATCTGCGTTTACACGCACGATTCCGATCCCGCCCGCGATTCCTACGCCTTCCGCATTTCCCGTGACGATGCCGCTGCCCGCTTGGCTGCGGGTTATGCTTGCTACCTTTCACCTACCGCAGTACAACTCAAGCCACCACCGGACTGGACGCCAGAAATAGACCAGCGCGGGTTGTTCGATAAAGTGTGGCAACCCAGACCCAGCGCACACTACATAGTCTGGCAGATGCGTCCCACAACGTCAGACTTAGACCCAGAGGCCAAATGAAGACTGCACAATCTATAGAAACGTCTGAAGAGCGCAAGAAACAAGCGCAGCCAAAGGTAGAGCCAAAAGTAGATGGGCGAGGTCATCATCCCAACTCGCATACTAAGGTTGGCAAGCGCTACAATCCCGCCGAGCACCTCAATCCTACCAAGTGGAAACCCGGCCAGAGCGGCAATCCCAGCGGCATGATCAAGAATGATGTAGCCCGCCAGATTGCCAAGGCAGTGTTCGAGAACAATCGCGAGAAGCTCTACAAGGCTTATGCCAAGGCCGCACTCAAAGGTAATGCATATGCCTTCCAGCAATTGGCCGATCGCGCTTACGGAAAGCTCAAAGAGCGCGTCGAATACGAAGTTAGTGAGTACCGCGAAGTCTCGGAGAAGGCACTAATTGAACGCATCTCAGACCTCGAACGCGAACTCGGACTTACAGCCGCGATTGACGAGGCTGGAGGAACTCCGAGCCTTAAAGCGGGAACTGTACTCCCGCCGCGCACGCCGGAAGATTGACACCTTCTACCCTGATTCCGGCCCGCTGCGACGTGAACTCTATCCAAAGCATGTCGAGTTTTTCGCTGCCGGAAAGATGCATAGGGAAAGGTGTTTTCTGGCTGCTAATCGCATCGGTAAAAGTGAGGGCGTGGGTGCTTACGAAACTACGCTCCATCTAACTGGTGACTATCCGCACTGGTGGGTCGGTCGTAGGTTCAACTATGGGATCACTGCATGGGCTGCCGGCAAGGACAGTAAGACTACTCGCGAAATCATCCAGTTAAAACTACTCGGCCAGATAGGCGAACACGGCACCGGCATGATTCCCGGCGATACCATCATTAGTACTACCCCAAAACCCGGCGTACCGGATGCGGTCGAGAGCATCGTGGTACAGCATATGTCCGGCACCAAGTCCAGGCTGGTACTCAAGTCTTATGACCAGGGCCGCGAATCATTTCAAGGTACGGAGCAGCACATGGTCTGGCTCGATGAGGAGTGTACCCGCGACATCTATATAGAATGCCTCACGCGAACTATGACCACCAATGGCATCATGTTGATGACCTTCACACCTTTGCTCGGAATGACCGACATTGTGAGAGATTTCCTGGGCCTCGACCTCGACTCAAAGTAAGGCTAGGCGATATTTAATAAAGGTAGTTAGCCGGTAGTAGCGGATAGACGCCCCGTTCCAAGCGTGTGGGCAAGGCCTAGTTTGGCATAATGAAATTGCGTAGGCGCTGGTCTATGAGATTACGTAGCAGTTCGCAGCCTACCGGATACATGAACCGTTGCGCTAACTGCTTAAGTGCCCTGTTCATGCGGGTTTGCGTGTAGTCTGGTGTCTAGTTTGCCTGGTTATTGCCTAACTGCCGGCGCTAACCGGCCCCACCACCCCAGACCACCCCTGAACCATCCCGTTTTTCATAGGCAATCTTCGATCTTAATCGGACTTTCGGCCAAACTTTGGGGGTTAGACCACCGGTGTATTCACCCTGATTCTAAGCCGTTAAGTATGCGCGAGGTTCGCGGGGGGGCGTTGCAGGCGAAGTCGTATTGACATGAACGTCACTCACATCAGCATGGCCATACTGATATTGGCATTGCTAAATCTGTGTATCGCGATTTACCTTGTGCGGCGATTGCTAAAGGCGGGAGGGTAGCTTATGAATGAGAAGAATATGGCTCCACTGCACCTGATATTGGTGGTGCTGGCGATGGTGTTGTTTGCCATTGCGGGGTTTGGATGGCCGGTGCCGATTGAGCCCTATCGTACGAAGCTGATCGGGGCGGGGCTGTTCTTCTGGGTGCTTTCCAGCTTCTTTTAGATGGATTACCAGTGGCTGAGTGACGATGAGCGGGCGCTGGCTGATCTTCATGCTCAGGGAACGACTATTTACCGGCTGCTGTACCGGCTGGCAACGGAGCGGGAGACGGTAGCGGAGCTGGAGCATGAACTAGCCGAGTTGCGACCTCTAATAAAGGATAGGGCATGATACAGGCGGCAGTGATACCGGATGTGGAGACGTTTGAGCAGCAGGGGCTGGTGCTGGGCGCGAAGTGGGCACGATGGATGGATGAGAACCCGGTGCTGGGGTTTGGGGTGGAGTCGCAGGTCTGGTACTACGACGGGGCCAGGGTCTACCTGCAGTTAGGGGATGCGCTGGGGGACAGCTGGGAGGCTTTGGCGGGGCTGGAGGGGCAGCCGCAGGCAGTGCCGCAGCATGAGCCGAGCTGGTATGGGTATGAGATTCTGCGGCAGTACGAGGCCTACATTTACAGCCAGACGGGGCCGCCGACTGGGGGGATAGGGCCGGGATACCGGATGTTTCCTTATGGGGTAACGATGGCGTGGTGGAGGACGGGGGACGCCAGGTGGAAAGCGTTGCTGGAGTACATGGTGACGTACTCGTCTTACATCATGACCAATTTGCGGTATTTGAGGAAGCATCCCATTGAGAAGGGGACGAACTGGTGTCCCTGGTCGATCAGGGAAGCCTCGTATGTGGTGGACATCCTGGTGAGCTGGCTGGCGGTGACGGGGGAAACCCATGGGCTGTTGCACGATGCGATCTACGACTGTGTGTTGGAGGACTTGCGGGAGTACATGACGCCGCGGGGGCTGGTGTATGTGGGAACGAGTTGCGGGCGTGATCCGGCGGCCTACACGTACATCAATAATTTCATGGTAGGGCTGGCGCTGGAGTCATTGATTCACTACTACGGTGAGACGGCGGATGAGGCCATGCCGGGGTTCATCAAGCAAGTGCTGGACTTTTTCTGGGAAGTTTCAGTGGAGAAGGAAGACCCATTTACCTTGGAGCCGAGTTACGCGCAGTACTACAACAATGATCCGGTGAATGGGAAGAATAAGGATGGGGTGCTGGTGCCGGGGACGCTGACGCCGGTTTGCTATACCGGCAGTTCGCTGAACCTGCTGGTGGCGCCGGCTTATGCGTGGTACTGGTCGCGCAGCGGGGAGGCTGAATACCAGGACATGGGGGACAAGCTGTTCAGTGCCGGGGTGATGGGAGCAGGCAAGAGCTGTCCGGCAAGCGTGAACTGCCAGGATTACACCTACCATGGCAAGCAGTACAGCCAGCAGTATAAGTGGGGGTTTGATTACGTTGCCTTCCGTCGTCTGCCGGTTTCATCGACCGCGGAGATCAATAACCAGGGGGAAGGGACGGCGGGCAAGGCGGGAAAGGGAAAGCCCCCAAAGCTGATGGCGGAAGCGGAAGTGCCGCCGGCTTACGACGAGGAGCAGGAAGCGATGGATTCGGTGGTGGTTGAAGTAGAACGTGTATGAGCAAGTACCTGGTTCAGGCAGGAAAAGCGAACTCGCGCACTCCTGCCGAGAAAACATGCATACTCTGTCGTATCAGAAAACCGGCAGCGGAATTTCAGCAATACCCTCATAAAACGAAAGGTGGCAATGATGCTATACGGCTCAAGCCGCGTTGCAATCCATGCATGAAAGCGTATCAACCGCGCACGCCTTCAGAAAAGACCTGCATACTTTGCCGTATCAGAAAGCCAGCGGCAGAATTCTTAAAGTACGCATACAAGACTACACAAGGCAAGAACGGTGTGCGACTGGACTCTCGCTGCACTGTATGTTTAACGGCGCGATATAGAGAACGTGCTAAAGAATGGGCGGGGAAGTATCCAGAAAAGATCAGGGAATATCAGGCGCGTTATCGCGCTAAGCCAGAAACCAAACGATGGAGGCGCGATCATCACTTGTCTATTCGTTATGGCATCACGTTAGAGCAGTACGAATCAGATTACAAGAAGCAGACAGGCAAGTGCCTGATTTGCTCACAGGAATTCGGAAAGCTTTGCGTTGACCATTGCCATGCTACTGGGAAATATCGCGGACTCTTGTGTGATGCATGTAACCAAGCTGTTGGAAAGCTGCAAGACAGTCCTGAACTCTGCGAGAAGGCAGCAGAATATTTAAGACAGGGCATGTGAGCAAATTTTTAATTCAGGCGACTTGGGATGATGTCCCTCATCTTGATCCGCAGGCCAAGGCCGAGCTGCTGGCGGCCTATCCGCCTTACCAGCGTGATGCCCGCACCAAGGGCATACCGCAGTTGGGCAGTGGGGCCATTTATCAGGTGCCTGAGTCGGACGTGGTGGTGCCGGACTTCGAAATCCCTGACTACTACCCGCGGTGCTACGGGATGGACGTAGGCTGGAACCGGACGGCAGTGGTGTGGGGGGCAAAAGATCCGGCCAGTAACACCATTTATCTTTATTCGGAGCACTACCGCGGGCAGGCTGAACCGATCGTGCATGCCCTGGCCATCCAGTCGCGCGGGAAGTGGATTCCGGGCGTAATTGACCCGGCGTCTGCCGGTCGCAGCCAGAAGGATGGCATGCAGCTGCTGATGCAGTACAAGGAGATGGGCCTTGACCTGGAACCGGCGTCCAATACCGTGGAAAGCGGCATTCAGGAAGTGTGGCAGCTGCTGAGTGCGCTGAAATTGCGGGTGTTTCGGTCGCTGGGCAACTGGATTACCGAGTTCAGGCTGTACCAGCGGGATACGGACGGGCGGATCGTGAAGCAGCACGACCACCTGATGGATGCATGTTTGGCACCTGACACGTTGATTCAGACTAACTTAGGGCACATTGCTATAAAAGACCTCATAACCGTTAAAGGCTGGGTATTGTCCCGCAGCGGCAGCTGGGCCAGGTTTCACGGGGCCCGCAAGACGATCGAAAACGCTCGCGTTGTGCGGGTGAAGTTTGCTGATGATTCTGAAGTGCTATGCACTCCCGATCACCCGTTTCTGACGCCTGATGGATGGATGCCGGCTATGGAGATGCCGGGCCGATACGTTTATAACGGGCTATCGCAATGCCAAACCAAAGAACAATTCTCTGGAACGATCCAGTCGTGGTTTCGCCAACCTGCCAAATGTTTCAGGGAAAGCGCTTCTATCTTTGCGGAAAGTATTATCAGCATGGGAAGTGGGGCGTACGCCTGCATCGACGGGTGTGGGAAGCCTGGCATGGCAAACCTGTTCCAGCTGGCCTCGACGTACATCACACCGACCACTGCCGTGACCACAACGGGCACGACAACCTCGAGCTTATGGCAAGAGCCCGGCATGTGGCGCACCATCATAAAGGTGTTAGCAAGATCCTTCCAGCAGCAGCGCTTTCAGCCGCAGCCATCTGGCATGGCAGCGATGCTGGGCGAAAGTGGCACAAAGCCCACTACGACGAAATGGGAGCCAGGCTGCACGTTAGCGCAGAATTCACTTGCGAGCACTGCGGTAAGCCCTACCTCACCAGAGTCACCGGAGCAAATCGATTCTGTTCCAGCAACTGCAGAACTCGGTTTCGCAAAGCGTCTGGCGTGGACGATCAGGAATATAGCTGCGTGGAGTGTGGCACACGTTTTGTGGCGAATCGCTACGTCAGGAAACTCTGCTGCTCGCGCAAGTGCGCTACTCAACGTACTATCCGTCGAAGAAGCCGGGAAAAGTGACGTCTACTGTCTAACCGTTCCTGGTACTTCTGCCTTCTGCCTCTCGAACGGAGCCGTGGTTCACAATACTCGGTATCTGATCGTGAGTGGGCGCGACCGCATGCGGCAGGCGCCGGCCAAGGCCAAGCATGAGAGCCGCTATGTGTATCCCGGCCAGCAGTCGCAGGCGTGGATGGAATGAAGCGGGTATGACATTTCTCGAGGCCGTGGCCAGCTTTGAAGGATTCGGTAAAGACCCAAAGAACCGGCCTACCAGAAACAACAACCCAGGCAACGTGAGCTGGGGTGAGTTTGCCCGCCGGCACGGTGCAACCAGGATTGAGGACATACCTGAGGGCTATAAGACCACGCCACGCTATGCCTATTTTCCCGATGCCAAAACCGGCTTTGCGGCCATGAAGGCGCGTTTCTCGAGTGGGATGTACCAGGGCTTGAGTGTCCACGATGCGCTTCACAAGTGGGCCCCACCGGTCGAGAACGATACTGCCGCCTATGTGCGCTACGTCTGCCAGCAGGTGGGCTGCTCCCCGGATACGGTCATTGATGAACTGCTCTGAAGAGGAGTTGCGCGGGGTGCTGGAGGATGTACTGCTGCAGTTGCAGATGAGCGATGGTTTGACCGGCACCGATGAGGCGCTTACCGCCGATCAGGCCAGGCAGCTGAATGCGTTTGTGATCGACAACAGCAAACAGATCGTGGCGCTGAAAGCGATACTGCGATGATGGTGTCAATCCTGACCCGGATAGCGTGGATGCTCGCGGCAGCCGGGGTTGCCTACCTTATTTATAGGGGTGGCGGGTTCAATACCGTCAACCTGGCAAAGGTAGGAGAGATCCTGGCCACCCATGGGGGCCGCATCCTTATTCTGTTCAGCCTGACGGTGTTGTTTTTTGGGGTGGCCATGGGCCTGGGGTATCACATGCTGGCCATGATTGAGCAGAAGACGCTGACCTCGGACAACACCATAGCCACCATGCTGCTGCAGTTTGTTTTCTCGACTGCCTTTGGAACCTGCCTGGGGGCACTGATTCAGTTGCTGGGCGGGTCATCGCCGGATAAGCCAGTGTGATCAAAGTCCTGTCTCCCAGAAAGCGTTACTTGTTGACCTTGGGGGCTGCCCGGGAACGCTTCCTAGACGCGTCGCGTTCTGACAGAAATGCGGACGCTGAGACGGCGCTGGGAGACAGGGAGCCCCCCTCCCCTTGAGGATGGGATGAAAGAAGAAGGCCGGGTTACGTACCGGCTCCTGCTACGACGCAGGACGCTCCGCTTACGGGGAGTCCGCACGGCGGAGCTTTACCAGGGTGACGGTATAGCTGGTATAGCCGGGATCGACGGGATCGACGGAATGGCCGGGATCGGGGCCCAGGTAGCGGGTGGGCTGGTGGCATAGGGATTGTTAGGACTCATGGTCGAGTAAGGGCTGCCGTAGACGCTGTAAGGGTTGTTGATGGAAGTAGGCGAATAAGGCGAGCCATAAGTCCCGTAGGGATTGGAAGTCGACTGGGGATCATAGGGGTTGGACGACAGTCTTCCCAGGTAGGTGCCATCGGCGGCGTAGATGCCAGGGGCCCCGGCAGCGTTAGGATTCGCAGGCCGGTAAGTGGTCTGGGCCACGACGGGCAGAGCCACGACGGCGAACAACAGGGTAATGACGAAGGTTTTCAAGTTGTTTTCTCCTGCCCGTTGGTTACGGGCTTTGAAATGTGATGATTTAAGGCTAACTCAGCCTCCCAACAAGGAAAATGCTACTTTGGGGCGTTTCAGTACAACTTCCAGGTGAGTAAGGCCGGTTACGTACGGCCACCCGGTTACAAACCGGACGCTCCGCTTACGCAGAGAGGCGCACGGCGGAGGTTATTTGAGCAATAGCGCAATCGAGTCCAGCAGATCGGCTTCCCGCAACTGCTTCTTGGCGTTCCCTCGGATGCGTTCAGCCGATTTGTGCAGATCATCGTCCCAAGCAACGTAAGCAACGATGCCCTTCAAGACTTCTCTGAGTTGCGAGTTGTCGCGTTCCAGTTGGGCGATGCGAGCTTGGTCGTCAGAGGACATTGGTTTCTCCATGGGCTTCCTATTTCACGAAGAGCCTGGCAAGGATTGCGATGGTAAGCACGATGTTGGTTCCGACCATCCAACGCAGCAGGTTGATGTCGGTCTTGGTCGCTAAATCGGCGGATTCTGGAATGTGCAACAACGCTTGTGCAATCGCTTCTGCCTGCGGTTGTGGCAATCCAGATGCTTTTAGGTTTTGAGCAATTTGAATGGTGTCGATCAAAGTTTCCTCCTGCCCGTTTGTTACGGGCTATGGTCGATAAGTTCGCTTGTCAATTTCGTTGACCACCCCAATCAGCGTGTCCATGCGCGTGCTCAGATGCATCACGTCGGCTTTCAGGTCGGAAATTCTGGAATTTAAAACGACCATCGCGGAACTGTTATTCAGCACGGAGACGATGGAAACGGTGAGTCCGGCCAGAGATAACACCGCTGGAAAGGCAATTGCTGCCCAAAGTTGCGGGAGAGTAATCGGGTTGTTCAAAGTTGCCTCCTGCCCGTTTGTAGCGGACTTTGATGTAGTGCCTTAAATCATACCATGCCAGCCGAATCCAAGGCCCAGCAGACCGTGAGTCCGCAGTACATAGCCGGATTCCTTGACGGAGAAGGCAATATCTCGATTTTGCAGTGCAACCGTTATATTCGGCAATGCTCCTATCAATTACATGTTGGTTTTACTAATCGCGATTTGCGCCCGCTTCAGCTTATTCAGGCTGCATACGGTGGATGCCTTTGGCAGAAACGTCGTTACAGCTCAAAACATTCACAAACCTATGAACTCCGTATCGGTAAACGAGTAGATGTTGGCAGGCTGCTGACCAACCTGTTGCCGTATTTGATTTGCAAGCGTGATCAGGCAGAGCTTGGCCTCGCCTTCCTTGCTCTTGGCAAGGTAAAAGTACAGATGGTTGGCACGCGGAAAATTCACCCGACAAAGGGTGGGGTTTATCCGATTATGAAAGCTGTGCCGGGTGAACAAGAAAAAAGAGCCGAAATAAAATCCAAGCTCACTGTACTCAATGCCAGAGGTGCATAAATGCCAGCTACATCCAAGGCACAAGCCATAGCCACGGCCATTGCCGAGCATGCACCAGAAAAGCTATACGCCCGCAACCAGGGTCTGCTGAAGATGTCGAAGCAGCATGGCTACCAATATTGAACTACTTTCTGCTACCAAATCCAAAGCTAAACGTCAACGAAAAGAGTACATCCAGCAATGGCGGGATCAAAACCGGGAAAAACTGCGGCAGCAAGGCAGAGATCGTTACGCCAAAAATCCCGACAAATTCAGGGAAGAGGCATTGCGACGTTATCATGCCAATCCTGAATTGCATCGCGAAATCTCACGCCGCTGGAAGAGCAGAAACAAAGACAAGGTTGCCCTATACGTAAGGCGAAAGGCATTGCTGCGACTGTACGGCATAACGCCGGAGGAATACGGGCGCATGCTGAAGGAACAGAAGCATCGCTGCCAAATCTGCAAGGTAAAAGACGTCGATGCCAGATACGGGCTTTTGGATGTCGATCATTGCCATGAAACGGGCAAGGTGAGAGCTTTGCTTTGTAATCGCTGCAATCGGTTAGTTGCTCAAATAGAAGTTAGTGGGCGCGAGATTTTCAATCGAACACTGGAATACATAGACCAGCATGCCGGCTAAATCAGAGGCTCAACGCAGGCTGTTTGCCATTGCTGAGCATCATCCAAGCATTCTTTATAAGGCTAACAAGAATCTGGCGAATTTGCCGCATCAAACGCTGCACGACTTCGCTGCCACCAAGCGCAAGGGACTCCCACAACGTAAGACCAAGCAGCAAGGCCCAACCGCGCCGCTGTCGCACGCGCTGCGGGCCAGGTGATAAGTATGAAGTGGGCAAAATTTGAAAGATTCGTGTTGGATGGTTCTGAAAGAGAATGGGTTAATTTTCTGTTTTGGCCGCAATTTCTCGCCACATTGGTATATCTGCCGCTTTCAGCAATCCGTAACAGATGCCAGAGAGCATAAATGAACGTTACCGACAGCGATCCCGCGGCCGAGCGGCTGCAGCCGATTCAGACGCCACGCAAGTTCCGCCCGCTCCATGACCGCATCCTGGTGCGGCGGCTCGAGGATGCGCCCTCGAGTGCCTTGTTCATGCCGGAATGCGCTCAGAAGCCTTCCATGCGCGGCGAAGTGGTGGCAGTTGGGCCGGGCAAGCGCCACAGCGATGGTTTCAGATGCCCGCTGGACGTCCAGCCGGGCGACGTCATCTATTTCGGGCGTTTCACCGACTTTGACGATGGCGAGCTGGTGCTGATTCAGGAAGCCGATGTGGTGGGAATAGTAACCAGAAATGGCAGATAAAAGAGGCGAGTGTCATTTCACTCACAATTTGGTTACCTCACCAGGTAATCAAATTACATCACAAATGACACACGCTGTCATGAAGCGCATCCAGCTTAAGTCTTTGGCATAAAAAACGACCCGCTTAGGCAGGAAGCGGGTCAGCTCTATTGAATTCGAAGTGAGTCTAGCGCCAGCTATAGCACACCAGCTTTCACAATGCAACCGGAATCTTATCCAGCCAGCGAACTCGAGTTGGAGCGCATCCAGATCCTGGCTGCACTGATTGCCAACAACCAGCAGCTGCGGCACATTATTCGCAAAGCCAAACCACACATGCGCGAAGCGGTCTATAACGCTATCCTGCCCTACCTGAAATTCAAAGCAACACCTTATTCCCTGCTGAAACCCTGAGATGGCTACCTTTGCCTCAGCCACGTCCTCGACTGTCTCTGAGAAGACTGCTTCGTTGAACGAAGAAGACTTCATCAAGCAGGCGCTGGACAGGTTCCAGTTGGCGGCAGAAGCGGAAGCCGAGCTGCGCCGGGACGCACTTAACGACTTTCAGTTTCTGACCGGCGAGCAGTGGGACAACCAGAACGTTGATAGCCGCACCCGTGATGGCAGGCCTTGCCTGACCATGAACCGGCTGCGGTCGTTCCGGCGCATGGTGACCAACGAGCAGCGCCAGCAGCGTCCCTCGATTCAGATCAACCCGGTAGGCGATGGTTCGGACGTGGAAACCGCGGAAGTGATTCAGGGACTGTGTCGGCACATTGAGGTGAATTCAGACGCCGAGATTGCCTACGACACCGGCTTTGAGAACATGGCCACCGGCGGTTTCGGTTTCTGGCGCGTTGTCACTGAATACGTGGACGACGACAGCGACGAGCAGGATATTTTCATCAAGCGGGTACGAAACGCATTCAGCGTCTACTTCGATCCGCGAGCCCAGGAGCCTGATTATGCGGATGCGTTGTGGTGCTTCATCGTTGAGGACATACCGACCGAGGTGTACCGCGAGGAGTATGGCGATAAGGAACTGGCGGCGCTGGAAGACTTTCACTCGACCGGCGACCGCAGCGCGGAGTGGATCACCAGGGAAACCATCCGCGTAGCGGAATACTTTTACGTGGAGCTGGAGAAGAACAAGAAGGGTCGCAACCCCAGGAAAAAGGTGAAGTGGGCGAAGATCAATGCGGTAAAGATCCTCGACCAGCGTGATGTGCCCTGCAAGTTTATCCCGGTGGTGCCGGTGCTGGGCGACGACACCATCATCGATGGCAAGCGCAATCTGGTGGGCATGATCAGGGACGCGAAAGACCCGCAGAGATTTTATAACTACCAGATCAGCGCTGCCGCGGAAGCGATCGCACTTGCGCCCAAGGCTCCCTGGACGGCAGCCGAAGGCCAGCTGGAAGGGCATGAGTCGGAGTGGGAGCAGTCCAACCGGCGCAACCTTGCAGTACTGACCTATAAGCCCCTGTCGAGTGCCAACGGTGCGCCCATGCCGCGACCGGAACGCAACGTGAGTGAGCCCCCCATTCAGGCCATGGCGCTGATGATCCGCCAGGCTGACAACGATCTCAAGGCTATAACCGGAATCTACGATGCGAGTCTTGGCCAGCAAGGGCCAGAGCAGAGTGGCAAGGCAGTGTTACTGCGCCAGAAGCAGAGTGACATTGCCAACCTGAACTACACCGACAATCTGGCGCGGTCAATTCGTCATACCGGGCGCATTCTGCTTTCGATGATTCCGCAGGTATACGACGTCCCCCAGGTGCGGCGAATCATTGATACGGAAGAGAAGCCGCGCATGGTTGCGGCCTTCAACTCCCAGACCCAGACTGAACCGGAGCAGGATGAGCTGACGGAGATGGGAGTTGAAAAGGTATATGACCTTGGACTTGGGCGCTACGACGTGACGGTAAGTGTTGGCCCAAGCTACCAAAGCAAGCGCCAGGAAGCGGTCGCATCCCAGATGGCCCTGATTTCGAACTATCCGCAGATCATGCCCATTGCGGGCGACCTGCTGGTCAGGAACATGGATATACCGGGGGCCACCAAGATTGCCGATCGGATGCAGAAGATGTTGCCACCGCAGTTGCAGGAGCAGGCCGGTGATCCTGCCGGCCAGCTGCAGCAGTTGCAGGGTCACGCCGCGCAACTGGCGCAGCAGAACCAGGTGCTGGTGCAGGCGCTGCAGCACTCCCAGCAAATCATCAGCCAGAAGCTGGTGGAGAACCAGTCGAGGGAGAATACCGCACTCATCGATGCCATGACCAAGATCAACGTGGCCAAGATCACGGCATCGAAAGACCAGGACACGGCGGCTGCCGACCGCGAGCTGGAGATGCTGGGCATGGCCCACGATTCCGCGCACGAAGTTGCCAGCCAGCAGATGGATCAGACCCATGAAGCGGCCATGCAGCAAATGCAGCAACCGCCGCAGGGAAATCAACCGGGAACGCAACCCGCGGCCCAGCCGCCGCAGGGGCCGCAACCTTCTGCGCCTGCGCCACCGCTGCCCGGTGGGCCTACTCCTCCTGCAGGCCCGCCGGGACAGGGTGGCGGTTAGTCTCTTTACAAATGGGGTATGCATAAATGGCACAATTAACAGCGAAAACTCGCAAGGCGCTTCCGACCTCAACCTTTGCCTTGCCGGGTAGAAGATATCCCCTGAATAACGCCTCACATGCCAGAAACGCACTGGGGCGTGTCTCACAACATGGGACGCCCGCAGAGAAGGCCACGGTGCGGGCCAAGGTCAAAGCCAGGTTTCCCGGCATCGGCAAAGGCAGTAACACCGGCAAGTTGTCGGCCATGTTGCGTGCTCGCCCTGCCTGACCAAGGAGTCAATATGACCATCACGGTTAGCTCTACGACCGGCACTCTGGAAGAGTCGCAGAAAGCTGCCGACTACGGTCTAAAGACCGCGCGGGAGTCCACTGCCGCCTCACCTGAAGTAGAAACCGAAGAGCATCCCGAGGCGGGCGAGAGCCACGCCGAAAGTGGCGCTGAACCGGAACCAGCGCAAGACGAGGAAGAGCAACCCAAACCTGAAGAAGAAGAGGACGAGGAAGAAGAAGAGCCAGAGCGGCCAGTGGGTAAAACCAGACGCAAGCTGCTGCGCCGACTCAGCCGCCTGAACTCTCAGAACCTCACGCTGCAGGAGCGGCTGGAAGAAGCCGAGAAGAAACTGCGCGAAGGTGGCACCAAGCCACCGGCAGAACCTGCTTCCGCAGCCAAACCGAATCCCAAGGACTTCC